AAAAGAAGGACGGCGATAGTATGAAGAAAGTAAAAGTTTATAAGACAGTTAGTGGAGATACCTGGGACTTGATAAGTTATAAATTATATGGTTCAGAACAGTATTTCCATCAACTTATGAGAGCTAATCTTAATTTACTATCTATCGCCGTATTTGATTCTAATATACCTATCATAGTACCTGAAATTACACCTGTCGCAAGTGCTGTAGAAACATCTAAACTGCCACCATGGAAAAGGTAAAAAAAAGTAGAAGGAACTATTTAAGGGAAGTTTTAAACTTCCTTTTTCTTTTATAAAATTCATCTTAACTTTTATCGTTACTTAATATACAATATGAGAGAGAGGGAAGAAAACAAAACCTCATAAAAGTTAAGGAGGAGTTTTTATGGAAAAAATGATTAAATTTTTAGTTCAAGGCTCAGGAAAAGAACCTTACAGATGTACATTTTGGAAAGTAGATAACTATGATTTGCATAGTGCTTGTACTTGTCCTGCTGGGAAAAAAGGGCAATATTGTAAGCATAGATTTGCTTTACTTGAGGGAGATATCACTAATGTTGTTGATTATTCAGAAGAAGATTTCAAAGAATTGCAGGAAATGTTAAAATCAAGTGATATAGCTGATTTCTATGATGATTTTGCTAAGGCTAAAATAGGTGAAAAAATATCAAAAATATGTTTTGATACCAGTCTACATTTAAAATTAGGTGAAACAACAGCAAAGACTTTTGAGGATATAAAAAAATATACTGGAAGTAATACTGTTATTTTACTTATGAAAAAAGAAGCATATTTCTTTGATTTGAATAAGAGTATTAAAGAACAATTAAAAATTGATAAAGATGAAGTTGAAAAGTTAGGATTATTTCCTTTGAAAGATTCTTTTTATACAACCTCTGAATATTTAGTTGAATGTTTTAAATTTTATAAATCTATAAACATTAAAGAATACAATCAAAAAATGAAAGAAATTATGAAATAAAAAATTTCTCTTGACTTTTTGTCGTCAACAACTTATAATATTGTTGTCGTCAGAAAGGAGTGTGAGAAATGGATGACAAAAAAAAGATAGGAAGACCTAAATCTTTAAAGCCAAAATCAATAAAATTGACAGTTAGAGTTGATGAAGAAACTAATAAGATTTTAGAAGATTACTGCAATAGGAAAAATAAAACTATTGTAGAAGGTGTAAGAGATGGAATAAACTATTTGAAAGAAAAATAAAAGAGATAGATTACACAAGCCTGAGAAACTTACAATCTATCTCTCCACCAAAGTATTGGTATGTAAATATTATACACTGCATACCTCTATTTTGGCAACTAAAAAATTAAAATGGAGGTATTTTTTATGTATGCAAATATGGAAAAGGTAATTAAAGAAAGTAGAAAACACTTAACAACTCATTATGATATGACATTTGACCAATTAAATGATATTAGAGATAATTCAAAAGGAATTTTTGAGATGATACATAAAGCATTTATGTTTGGATTTGGTCAAGGTATAAAATGTCAAAAGAAAAGAGATAAGGTGAATAAAAATGGAAAATAATTTGATTATGAAAAATGAAATAACAAGTTTGGAATTGTTGGCTGAAATAAATAAGTTTAGAAAAGAAGAAGGAATTAAAAAAGAACTAGGACATAATGATTTACTAAAAGTTATAAGAGATGAATTTTCTGAAGAAATCAACGAGGGAAAAATTTCCCCCGTTACATATAAAGATAAAAAGGGAGAAAAAAGACCAATGTTTATCCTAACTTTATCTCAAGCAAGGCAAGTTTTAGTAAGAGAAAGTAAGTTTGTCAGAAGGGCAGTTATACATGTCTTAGAAAAGTTAGAAAATCAAGGACTAGAAAATAAGGAACAGAAGAAACTGCCATTTCAAGTACAAGAAATTAAACCTACTACTTGGAGAGGACAGCCAGTACTAGAACTTCAGCAATTATCAAAAATGATAGGTGTGCCTGATGTTAATCTTCATTGGTATGCAAAAAGAAAAAAACTTACCTTAAAATTTGATAATTTAAAAGCATATAAAGAAGAGAATTCCAATAAAAATTATTCATCTGTTTCAGCTATAAGTCTTTTATACAAGCCAAATGTTATATCAATATGTAAAAGATATGGGCTTTATAACAAATATAAAGATTTCATAGATAATTATTTTAAAACTAATAATTTGGTTGAATATAAAGGTAAAGCAAATGATGAGTTTGAACATTTGATAGCTGAAGCAACAAGAATAAAAGCAAACTTGTTAAAAGAAAAAGCAGAAATAGAAGAAAAATTAATGAAATTAAACAAAATGGGATTAACTAATTAATAAACACTAAGAGCAGTGAAATATCTGCTCTTTTTTATTGCAAAAAGGAGGTTAATGGAATTGGGATAGCTAGAAATATAAAGATATTAGTTTTCTATGAAGGAGTAGATATAACTGAAGAAATACAACCTAGCATTTCATCAATGACTTATACAGATAACTCAAAAAATGCTGTAGATGACTTAGAGTTAGACTTGGAAAACTTAGATTATAGATGGCTCAACGAATGGTATCCTGATGAAAATTCAAGACTCTTAGTGGGGATCCAGCAGAATGAAAATGGGATATCTAAGTTCTTAGACCTTGGAATTTTCTATGTAGATGAAACTACTTTTAATAACCAAAGATTATCATTGAAATGCCTGGCATTACCATTAGACCAAACTATTAGAGAGCAGGTTAACAGTGTTGCATGGGAAAAAATAACTCTATCTGAACTATTATCTAAAATAGCAACTAAGCATGAGTTAAGCTATGAGTTACATTGTGATAATGCCTTCTTTGATAGGCTAGACCAGGATAGAGAAACAGATCTCGGTTTTTTAAACAGAGTTCTATCTGAAACAGCTCTAAGTTTGAAAGTTACTGATGATAAGCTAATAGTCTTTAATGATGATGCATTAATTGATAACGATAATATCGATATCTTTAACATTAAAGATTTTCGTATTAGAAGCTTTACACTAAAGAAGAAAAATCAAGGAGTTTACGACAAAGTCGAGGTTAGTTATTATGATGCAGATAAGAAGAAACACATTGTTGAGACAATTACGAAAGAAGAACTTGAGAAGAGAAATGAGGTAAAAAATGCTTGATGATGGAGGATATATAGCTTTTAAAGAGAAAGCAGATAAAACAAAAACTAAAAAAAGAGTTAAAAAAGCTAAGACAAAAAAGATTAAAACTAAAGGGAAATCGCAAGCTAAGAAAGTGGCCGAGAAAACTTTAAAGGACAGTTTAAAGCAAGAATACTCTATAAGCTTAACAGTTGATGGAGATGTTAAATACTGTGCTGGTTGCATTGTAGAACTAGATGATAGCTTTGGTAGATTTGCTGGAAGATATGTAATTGATAAAGTTACACACAATATCGATGGAGACTACACTTGTGATATAGAAGCTTTTAAAGTTGGTGCTAGACAAAATGCAGAAGAGAGAGCAAAAGCAATAGATAAAGCTAAAAAAGATAAGGCAGAGAAAGAAAAGGCTAAAACTGCAAATACAAGAAAAAAAGAAAGAGAAACAAAAAAGGTGGTGAGTAAGAATGCTAGATATCTTGAAGCAAGGAGAAGTAAGTGACATAGATATAGCTAATGGTAAAGCAAGAGTTATATTTCCAGACAGGGATAATAAAATCTCAGATTGGTTAAACATACTGGTTCCATTCTCAGAATCACATTCAGATAATTATCATCTCGAGATAGGACAAACTGTTATAGTCCTATCATTGCCTGATATGATGGAGCAAGGTTACATCTTAGGCTGTCCTATGAGACCTTCTGAAATTTCAGAAGGAGAAGTAAAAAGGACATTCTCAGATGGTGGATTCTATTCTTACAAAGATGGAGTTTTGACATTATCGCCTATCACAAAAGTGGTTATTACAGCAGATGTGGAAATAAAAAAGACTTTAACTGTAGATGGAGATACTACTTTTAAATCTAATACAGATACTAAAGGTACTGCCAAATTAGGAAATATTAATCTTAATGAGCATACTCACTCAGGAATACAGCCTGGAAATAGCAAGACAGGAGGTCCATCATGATAGGAAGTTTAGGGGACATAATTTTTTATGCTAGCGACTTGAATGTATTTTCTTTAAAGAAAGAATTATCAAGAAGTAGAAAGGCTAAAATAACTCAACATGAGCCTATTTATGGGATTGGTAAAGTAAGACAACAAGGTAGAGAACTTATGGAAGTTAGCTTGTCTATAGAATTGATAGCAGGACTTACAAAAGCTCCTAGTTTACATCTGCAGATGTTAAAAGATTTTATGGAGTTGGGAAGATATGCTCCATTGATACTAGGATATCACGTCATTGGAGAGTTTCCATTTTTGATAACTGGGATAGACGAAACATTATCGCATTTCAATGCTGCAACAGGAGAGTTCGATTATATCAATTTGGATATAACCCTATTGGAGTATGTAGATGACCCTTTACAGTATCAAAAAAAGATAGAGTACAGACAAACTGCTAAGACTATCATCGGAGTTGAGTATGAGGGCACTGTAAAAAATCTACAAAAGAAGGTGTTTAAACTATGATATTTTCTATAAATTCTAAAGATGAAATAAACTATAACCCACAAAATGAAATAGAAGATGTGGTAAGAAATGTACACATGATACTAAGAGTTACAAAGGAAGAACAGCCTCTAATGAGAGAATTTTCTTTAGATAGCGATATGATAGATAAAAATATTCCTGTTATTAAGAATAAGCTTATAGGCTTACTAATGACTAATTTAAAGAAGTATGAACCAAGAGCACTACTTAAAAATTTAGATTTAAAGTTAGAAAATAATGACTTAGAAATAATGCTAGAAATAGAGGTGATTGTATGATAGATGATACTTATGAAATATTAGATGCAAATGCCGAAGAACTGAGACAGCAAATGCAGGAAAAGTTCGAAGAGTTAAGTGGAAGAAAAATCTCTAAACACTCGCCCGAAGGCTTAATCTTTGCTAGTGTTGCTTATCTTATAGCTATGAGAGAAGAGAACTACAATGATAATCTAAAACAGAATTACTTAAAATATGCTAGAGATTATAGACTAGACTTATTAGGGGATAGATACGGAGACAGGGGACTTAGATTAGAAGAGCAATATGCTAAAGCTACTTTTAGATTTTCTATCATATCTACTAAGCAAAAGAAAATAGTTATCCCAAAAGGAAGCTTAATCAGATATAATGACCTTTATTTTGAGACGAATGAAGAGTATTCTATTGCAGAAAATACCTTATATGTAGATGGAATTGCTACTTGTAAAACACCAGGAACAATAGGGAATAATATCCCAGTAGGTCATATCAATACAATGGTTGACTTATATCCTTACTTTTCTAAAGTAGAAAATATCACTGTTTCTAATGGCGGTACAGACTTGGAAGAAGACGAAGTCTATAGAGAAAGATTAAGATTAGTACCTGACTCTTTTTCTGTTGCAGGTTCAGAAGGGGCTTATGTGTTCTGGACATTATCCACTTCTCCAGAGATAGTTGATGTTACGGTTAAAAGTCCGAAGCCTTGCGAAGTTGATATCTACGTACTTACAAAAGATGGAGTTCCTTCTGAAGAGTTGAGAAAACAAGTTTTAAAAGTTGTAAACTCAGATGAAATAAGACCTTTGACAGATAAGGTTACTATAAAAAGTCCTGAAGTTGTAGATTACAAAGTTGAATTTGATTATTACATAAATAAAGCTGATGAAATCAATATTAACTCAATAAAAGATAAGGTACAAACAGCAGTAAATGAGTATGTAGAATGGCAAAAAAATAAGTTAGGAAGAGACATCATACCTGATGAGTTAATTAAAAGATTAAAGCTTGCTGGAGTAAAGAGAACTGTTATAGCATCTCCAATTTACAAAAAGCTAGAGCCACATCAGTTCGCTAAGTGTAATGCTAGTGTAGTAGTCAATTATCTAGGAGTTGAAGACATATGATATTAATTGATGACTTGAAATTAACAGACATTGCCGCAGTATCTACTTTAGATGATACTACGACTAAATGGATATATGAATCTATAGACTATGTCTTGAGAAGCAGAAACTCTATCATAAACAGTGAATTAAAAAAGCTTGAAATGATAGATTTAATGAATGAGCAAGAGATTAATATGCTGTTATGGGAATACTCTATATACACTAAAAATGCAACTCTTGAAGAAAAGAAAAAAATAGTTAAAAGGGCTATATTTTCTAAAATTAACATGGGTACAACTAAGGTATTAAAAGATGTGTGCGGTCTGTTGTACAAAGGGTTTGATGTAAAAGAATGGACTGCTTACAATGGTAGACCTGGAACTTTTAGAATATATACAGATAAGAAAATAGTAGATCCTAAAGAGTACAGAGAATTAATGGAAAACATAGAAGCTAATAAGAACGTTAGAAGCCATTTAGACTATATAGAGTTAAAACAAGTAAACACATCTAAATACTACATATCATGCTTTAAAGAAGTGACTTTATTAGCAACTAAGGAAAATAAAAAGAAAGACTTTACTGTAAATAATGCTATTTACATAAAAGCATATAAACAAGTTATAGGAGGTATTAGCAAATGAAATTCAATGGAATAACGAAAAAAGGTAGAGAATACTTGGCTAAAATTCAGGCAGAGAACAAGCCTATTAACTTTTCTAAGATTAAAATTGGTGACGGTAGACTAGATAATTATGACAACCCAGCAGAGCTAGAACATTTGATTAATCAAAAAGTTGAGAAAGGAATTCTGACTTTAAACCAGGAACAGGACACAGTTATTTTGACTACTAACATTGATAATGTAAGTCTTAGAACTGGATACTATCCGAGAGAAATAGGAGTGTTTGTCAACGATAATGGGCAAGAGATAATGTACTATTACATGAATGATGGAGATGAAACTTCTTGGATACCGCCTGAGACTGACGGACCATTTAAGATAGAATTGAAACTTAATCTTATAGCATCTAATGCTCAGTCTATTGTAGTGGAAGGAGTGGGAAAAGATCTATACATCACAAAAGAATTCTTAGAAACTAATTATACTCAAAAGGGGGGATATACAGGAACAGCCCAAGAAATTGACGATAGAGTAGTTTCGGCTCTTGGCAAAGAAGATGGAAAATTCCCTTTAACAGAAGCAGTAAAAGGGAATGTTTACTATTTCCCAGGAAACAAGAAATTCTACATTTGTAAAGAAGCTCAAAATAGAAGAGTAAGTGTTCCAGATGGGAACTTTGAAGAACTATCAATTTGGGAAAATCGTAAGAGATTGGAAAATCTATCAAATTTTAGAAGTGAAATTATAACAATTAATAGTACTAATGGCATTCTAAACCAATCATTTAAATTAATAGTAGCTGGGAAAATTAGAATAATCAGTTTTATGAATATTTTCGTTAAAAATGATTATGAAACAGATTATATTTTGCCCGATTGGTTTTTAAA